ACTGCGGCTCCAAGAACGTCGCTGTTTAGCGTAGCCGTAATTCCGCCAATTATTTGACTGTTAATGCTTGCAAGAGTAGCTTCTGTTGCTACCTTAGTGTTTATGCTAGACAAACTAGAGTCTGCACTTTGCAAAGTAGTTTCAGTAGCAAAATCAGGAACGGTAAGGTTTTCTGTTCCTGCACCGCCGTAATCAATAGCAACCACTTGGGTTTGCTTTAGGCTTTTGTCTAACGTACGAACAGGAATATCCGCATTTACACTGGTAGGAGCATTGGAGACAACAACGTTATCGCTCATGTGTTACTCCTCGCTCTTTTCTTCTTCTATATCCTCTAATTCAAGACCTGAAATATTCCCCAACTCATCAGTCATCATGTTAGCTCGTCGTCTTCCTCGTTTTGGAATGACGTTATTTATCACGATAGGCTGACTTTTGGATGCTGTTTCTTTTGACTGCTCAGAAATACTCTGCATAGCCATACGAATACGCTCAAGTTCTTGTTCAGAATTAAGCCTTCTCTCTTCCATTAACTTTTCAGTCTCAGACAGCTTAATTCTCATCTGTTCAAGCTGCAACTTTTGCAACTCAAGCAATTGATTCATTTGAGCTGTTTCTTGCTGTATTGATTGCTTGGTTGTTTCATTTGTAGAGCTAGCTTGCACCTCAAGCATGTTCACTTGAACCTGCTGCGATTTAACCTGCAATTCTTGCTGTGCTAACGCAATCTTTTGATTCTCAATGTATTCTTCTAACTGATACTTTTGAACGTCTAATTGAGCACCTAGCTGATCACGTTGCATCTTTAGCTGCTGTTCCTGCATAGCTATTTGATTCTTAACGTTTTTGTCCTGCATCTCCATTTGAGTAGCTGTCATCCTAGCTTCAGCTTCAATCTGAGCGATCTGCAATCTGCCCTGCACCTCCATCATTGTTGGATCTGGTGGTGGTGGTTGTTTAGCAGCTTCTTCCTTAGCTTTTGTTATTTCATCAAGTGTTTCAAACGCACTAGTAAAGATAGCATCAAGTTCTTTACCGCCCTTAAAGCGTTTTAGCATGTTTTGGAACAGTGACATTGAGAATTGCAGTAGCGGTGGGTATTGCTCAACCAATCCTCGCATTTGATCGAAGAATGCTCCTGTGGTTTGTATAAGCTGCATACCTTCTTGCTGCTGCTGCATTTGATCTACTGCAACCATAGAATCGCTACTAACTTGGATGCGATAGCTTCTTTGTTTGTAGTCTCTAAGTACCTCTATAATCTGCTGGGTAAGCATTGCTACTTGTTCTTCAGGACTTGGACCTATTGGCATAGGCGGCGGAGGTGGAGCCATCTCTGGTCCGGGCGGCATCTCACCTTCAGGTGGCATCTCGCCTTCTGGCGGCATCGGCTGTTCTGGTGCTGGAGGTGGCGTAGGCTCTTTAATAAGCGGCTCTACCAACTCAGGTATGTTACCGATATCTGCAAGTGTTTCTTCCTCGAATTGCTCTGCAATAATGCTAGCCAGGTTAGATATGCTGTCACTTACAAACTTAGAAAACATATTTTGTCTGACCACAAGGCCCATACTAGACCAGGCGTTTTCTAGCCTGTTAGCCGTAGCCGATTTGTATTGCTCTGAGGTACCTCGCAATAAATCAGATACTTTTAAGGTCTCATATAATTGACCCAATGCTGTTTGTCGTGCTGTTTGTAAGACTTGCAGTGCGTTTATGTACGGCTCAATATTAAAACCTTCTACTCCGTTGGAAAGGCCGCCACGCTGCTTATAACTTGGCCAGTTAGTAACAGGTATTAGTTTTAAGTCACCAGAAAGCAACTGCTCAATCTGATCACCTAACGTAGAGTCGTACACGCTGTTGGTGCGTATAGCTTGAGTCACAGCATGAATACGAGTAGTAAGTCTTTCTACTTCAAGAACCTGATCACGAACATGAGTATAATCGGAAACAGGAATAACAGAATCGGGGTCATCAGACTGAGTGATAACAGAACAAGGGTAAAACTTCTCAAACCTAATAGGAGGCTTACCTTGTTCAATAATGAGGTTGTCTGCGTCTTTCGACAACCAGTACACTGAATCCGTTGCTTCACACCAGATTTCAAACACTTCGGCTTTTCCCTCATATTTGTCATCCTTTCTGTTGATGCTTTTCTTTATAACTTCTGGATAACTTGTGTAACTAAGTGTACTAGCTACTTCTGATCCAAACATGCTTTCTGCACGCTCTCTATCTAAAAACGCTCTTCTGGCTCTCCATTCTACTTCCGCTTCGGTTCTGGCATCACTGCAAAAATAATCGTTGTATTGAACAATTTCCAAGATCGCTTTTTCGTCAACCTTGCGTTCAACTTCAACAGACACCATGACAATATTAGAATCAGTTTCAACAAGGTTTGACGTATCACCTTCATAAAGCTCTCCTTCGGCTGTTAATAGCTTGCCTTCAGGATCTTTAATTAAAGCCATTTCAGACAAGACAGTTTCAAACTTAGGTTCGTACCTAGCCCATGAAACTGCCTGGCCAGTTAAAAGAAATTGCAATGCGGCTGTATAGCCCACATTATCAAAGTTAAAATGCACATCCATTGCATACTGCGTGTTTCTTTCTAAAACTACGCTTCCTAACTGATAGGGTAGGCTTCCGGTACGTTTTCTAAGGTCTACTTCTGCTTTCGGTGTTGAGCTGTAATAAGCAGGTAAGAGAGTGTTTATACAGTACCACCAAACGTTAATACGACGCTCTACATCATTCATAACCGATGCGTTTTTCTGAGCGTTATAAACCCTTATGGACTCTTCAGCTTGTTCAATAAACTTTTTGCGACGTTCTTCGGCTTCGGATATTTGTGCTTTCCACCATCTAGGAGTATATTTCTTTATAGTTGGTTGGATTTTCTTCATATTTTAGCCTGTTTTTGTCGCTTCCTTACCTTACTTATGTAATCGGCTAAGACAATTACTCCAGGCTGTCTAGCTGAATCTGGCTTAGTCCATTTAGCATCAATTAACCTTGCTTTACACAAATATCTCAAAGCATCGCAGTTATGTGAAACAATATTATTGGCTAGTACGAATGTACTCGTATCAGGAACATTTAGGCAATAGACTTCTTTTTGGGTTTGGGAATAAGTGATGGATTTAATCTTCTTCGTCTTGCCGCCATTTTGCAATTTTGGTGACAATACTTGCTTTTGTTCCTCATGTTGAGTTTTGTCTGATACTCTGTCTGGCAAAACTGGCATACCAGCGTCACCATAGGCATATTTTTTGCAACTTGCTTTGCATGTTCGGAGTGCCACTCTCGCCCTTGCAAAGACTTGTGCCAATACTTTGCTTTTGGAACTGCATATTTTAGCAGATTCTTGGCCGCTTCTTGTTTTCGCTCTTCTGTCATGTGTTGGCGTAAGTGAACTGCTGCATCCAGTAATTCTAGGTTCTCTATCTGATTGTTGGCTCTGTTGTGGTCTTTGTGGTGTATGTGTTTGCCCTTGGGAATCCTGCCGTGATGGTATTCCCACACTCTTCTGTGCAAGCGAGTAGAGCCTACTGAGTTTTTCGATTGTTTGCTGAAATACTGACCGCACAGGTAGTATTTCTCGCCCAGAAACTCCTGAATCTTCTTTGATATTATTTTCACCTGCATACGTTACGCAACGTATCACATCCTGCAAGGTCAATGAAGCAGTTTCTTTGAACGTACCATCTGCCAACATAAATTTATGATCGGGTGTAGCTTCGACAATGGAGCCATCTTCAAACTCTAAGCGCATGATGGTTGCTTTTTTGTTGGTAATTGAACCAAAAGCTAGATGATATTGGCCGTCGTGGCTTAAAACGTATGTTTTAACACCATTTAGGTCTTTTATAGGGACAACGCCGTATTTAGTAATAACTTTAGTGTCGCCAGTTAAACAGGCATGGTCAGGGCCAGTAGTGTCAGCATCTTCTGGTTTTCTTTTGTCTATAGCTAATGATGGTAAAGTTTCTAGTAAATATGGGCAAGTAGCAAATATGTACAACAAAGGAGGCTTACCGACCAATCTTTGCCTTATCTGCGACCAACCAGATATTCGATCATTGTCAGCAGCCCTAAAACTAGGATGATTATATTTAGCAAACACCGTATTAAATTGGTCATTTATACTAGGTCCACCATCATGACTAAATATTGAAGGGTCTGCTACTGCAACCAAGTTTTCTCCAACTGAGACGCTTGCAATTCTGTCTGCTTGCTGAACGTTGTCAATGCCTTTTCCATGGAGTTCTCGATAGATGACAATTGCTCCTTTTGGGTAAGGTACTTCATGCCCAGAATCATCCACTCCGCTACTAACAGCGCCCCAAACAGCAGCAAAAGGACTCCTATAGCCCCAGTCATAACCCAAATATCGAGGCCAGTGTTGAGGAATATTGAAAGGACTAACAATATGTTTAGAGCTAAACTCAGGAAAGTAACTACCTTCATGGATTTCAAAGTCTCCTTCTAGCCACGCCCTGACCAATTCAGGACTACCGACCATGTGCAATCGATCTATATATTTAGGGTCTTTTGCTAACAATATCTGATTATCATGCACCCTACTAGGTAAATATATGTAATCAAACGTACTGCCATTACCTAATTCTTTTTGTAAAACCTTTTTACCTTTAGGGGCAGGCTTAATAAACATTTCTTTTAGCCAGGAATGCCCCACACCACCTGGATTAAAAGTAAGTATAATCTGTCCTCCACCCCTACCTCGAAGCGCACCAAACAGTTTCCATATACAGCTAGGATCAGCGTAGTTACCCGCCTCCTCGATAGCACAATCTGATAAATTTTGTCCCTGGTACTTCTCAGCATCAGAATCATTAGCTAACGGCCTAAAACGTAACCTACCACCGCCAAGAAAGGTAAATTGTTTCTTTTGATCTTGCCAGTGGGCTTTTAACGGTAGGTATATCTGCTTAGCTCGCTCAATAAGATCATCTGCTTGAGGAAGTTCTTTGCGGAAGAATATAGCATTAAAATCCTTAGCTAACTGTTCTTGCTTTATAGCAAACTTTCCCAACACTCCATCAGTCTTACCACCGCCTCGTGCGCCACCATAGCCAACTAAGGTAATGGGACACGCTATAAGCATTTCTTGTGGACCTGGTTGGGGGGCCCATACAACACGCTCATCAGCTTTATTCTCGTAGTTATCCATTAAGATTGCTTATTACATAGAATTACGCAATTAGAACCTAAAATCAGTTCTACAGGGCATTTAGGGTTTTGACAGTAAAACCCCCATTTACCCTTCTTAATGCTTACATGCCCACAATCAGGACACCTCATCCGAATCGATTGCATTAACATAACCCCATTCTCGCTCATACTCTTCCCTAGATATAGCATCATAAATCATGTGGCATTTTCTAATACAATTATGCCCCCAACATGGCATAACTAACTGTTTTGTATAAGCCATTTTAGCCTCTCGGCAATAAGGACACCTAAAAAACCTCCATATAGGTTTGTTGGGTTTATGCAACATAAGTAAAATAATGAAAATAGGGTCTTGACAAGGGTTTTTGAGAGGTTTACCCTTCCCTAAGAACCCAACCCATTCTTATCCCATTTCCCCCCTATCTTACGTTTCCTATAAATCTAATATATTTATATTCCAGTACGCAGACAGCGTATAAATTATTACATAAAGTTTTGTCTGTGTTGTAGTCCCTATTCTTCATTGTCCTCAGTTAAATACTTAGTTACAAACTCTTCTTTGGTTAGTGGCTTAGCTGAGACTACAGCTCTTATCTCGCCTGTATGCTCTATAATTTGCTGCTCACTCCAACCTAATTTAGTTTTGAGCAGATGAAGTAAGATAGGAGTATTCCCACTCAACGCCTCAGCTATCGCTACCGATGCTAAACTCTTCTGCATCTCACTTACACCCTGTAGGTAATCCTCCAAATAATACTTATCCAACAAATATCCACTAATCCTACACGCTATAGCCGTATTACCCTTCGTTAAACCCATACGCCCTAAATCCTTAACCTGTCCTGCTATAAACTCATCCCTCGTATGGGCAGGACTGTGTGGCTGCTCCATCCTAGCAGGTAATACCTCTATTTCCGGCTCGGAATTTTTTGGGCTTTCCTCTAACTCTTCGTCCTGTTTTAAATCATCTACCATAACAAAGTTTTAGCTCCTGTTTTGCGATTTATTGTGTGAGTTCGGATATATATGTAACCAGTACTTTTTCTTTTTTCAAAACGGTCTAGTTTTTGAAAAACTGAGCTGTGGATTCTAAATGCCTGTAATCACTACAGATCTATACTTTACTAGTACCTAAAAACTATTAACCTATCTCCGTAACTAGGCGATACTATACAACATTTTCATGAATGTGTCAGCGTCCATGCCACTGATGTCGTGGAGCACGGCTATTTCCAGCGGATAGTGCAGAACTTTCATCCTTTCCCTATACTGGTAGCCTCTGAGCGTGACACCATATGCCTTAGCCATCTCAGCTTGTGTTAGCTTCAAGTGTTCCCTTACGGCTCTATACAGGCTTCCTCTGGCGTTACCAATCTGATGCTTATATTTCCCTGCATACTCCTTACTATATCGCTTCAACATCCACGGCTCTTTAGTTTCAGTATACATACTCTTCTCCATGCATTGCGTGTTCTTGTAACGATATTGCATTCAGCTCTTATTCTTTGCAAGTCTGATATTTATTACCTAGCAATTCCAATAGCTTAAAAAAAAAGTACACAATTCGCATCTTTTTATGTTTACATAACATCAAAACTATACGATACTAAATATAGTTGATGAGAGTCATCACACTAACTAACAAACAAAGGAGAATATATGAAAGTCATACACAATAATTTCGGGCTTTTCGGCGGTTATCATTACAGGCTCGTCAAAGAGAAAAACATTTATAAAATTCAAGAATGTTTTGAAGCTACGCAAAACAAATATAAAACAATAGCGAAAATGAGTGAGGAGACTTACAGGCTTTCGGTCGACAACTTCGATTTTGACAACCCCGCCGAACTACTTCGCTGGTCGAGAGAACTGAAGGATAAAAACTACACGCATATGCTCACCCTTTACGCCCGTTCTGTATTTAAGAAATAAGTAATTACAGCGTAGGGGCCATGCGTGGCCTCCGGGCTGTACTCGCTTAATGGGTACAAACAAACCAAGGAGAATCTATGAACGAGAAATGTGCAATTGATTTAACCGAAGCCGCAAAGAAACAAGTCATCAAATGGTGGGAATCAAACTCACGGTTTGAACTTGTTAATTCCGATGCGTTATTTGATGAAATACGAATTAACCCGGATTTCGGCGAAGAGGGTTTCTTCTATGAAATGAGTGGCTTCGATTGCAAACACGGAGAGCCCATAACTTACACCTTTAACACGACCGATTATGTATTTGGGGAATGTATTTAATGATAACAAACAAATAAACAAAGGAAAAAAGATGCAAACATTTACAGATTGGCACAATTACGTTTTAGACTTTTACGGTACAGGTGGGTTGTATGACATGGGCGCAACACTGGAACAAGTGGCTAATGTGACTCAGATTTATATTGCAAGTGGCGCAAACTTTGAAGCTGATTCTTTTGATCGGGAAAAAATCAGAGACATCATGATTGAAAAGTACGGCTTAACCTTTCCAGTAAACAAGTAATTACAGCGGGCGACTCTGTGCGAGTCGCTTGCTGTACTCGCTTGAGTACTTTAATGAACAAGATGTAACGATAGGTTTAACAATCGGAATTATTTTTCTTACCCTCTTGCATATGTTTACATAGCAGGGTAAAATGATAACAAACAAACAAACAAACAATAGAGAGGACATCATGTATTATTTAGGAACCCCAAAAAAATTGAACGGTGAATACAAGCCAAAACTGAGCAAGCGCTTTCAAAAGTCTTTTGCTGAGTGGATTGAGTTGAGTGATGAAATTGGTAATGCAATTACTGAAGTCGGTCATAGTTTCCAAAAGGCATATGCGCTACCAACATTTCCAGATCAATGTGCAGCCCTGAAAACTGCAAGAACACAAAAAGATAAACTACTTAGAAATCTTAAAAGCAGAAATGAGCAACTATTGTTTTGGTTCGTACAAAAGCACATTGGAACACCGAAACACTAAAGTAAGCACAAACAACGGCAAGTGAGAGCGCCGTTGCTTGTACTCGCTTGAGTACTTTAATGAACAAAAGGAGACTAAAATCATGAACACACAAGAACAAAAGTACACGACCGATTCGGCATTAGCTGTGGTACTTGAAAAGGCTCATTACATTGATCCAAGTTGGATCACTGAAAACAGCGCATATTATATCACAATGAACGGCCTCGGTTCGTTTTGGCCTCGCTATGTAGTTAAGTCAACGTGTTGGGGTTGGTGTCCGATTTACATAAGAGATTCAAACCCCTTTAAGACTCTTAAAGGCGCAATCCGTTTCATCGAGAAACACAAAGAAAGATATAAAGCAAAAAGCTAAATCAACCGAGAAATCAACGGACTCCAGGATCCTGGAGTCTATTGATCGCTTGTTTGGGATCTATAACGTAAAACAATAAAGGAGATAAAAATGGATAATATAACAAAAATGAACTATGGGCTTGGACTTGCGGTCGCTGGCATGTTGGCAGTTTTAGCAACCGTGTCCGGATGCTCCGGCGTAGAAGTAGGCGGTCGCTTGGGCGTTTATAGAGTAGACGAGAGAGAAGAGTCTAGCCGTATGACTCGTCACA